ACATTATAACCATGTAAATGGCCCATTTGCTGATAAAAATAAATTTGATGGCAGACCATTGCTGGGTATACCAAAGATGGGATAGGGTTTATATGAAGAGTTTTTTAGTTTATACTTAATATTATGGCATTACGTAAAGTACAATTAATACCTGGATTCGATAAACAAGTTACTGAAACCGGTGCTGAGGGACGATGGACCGGGGGCCAGTACGTAAGGTTTAGATACGGTTTACCTGAAAAAATAGGTGGTTGGTCACAAAAAGGTGCAACAAGTCTTGTGGGTGTAGCTAGAGATCAACATACTTGGTTTGACTTATCAGGTAATAGATATGCAGCAATCGGCACAGATAAAGTTTTGTATATTTATTACGAGGGTACTTTTTATGATATTCATCCACTAGATGCATCTAAACAAAAAGCTGGTATGACTAATTGTTTTACCACTACAAGTAATCAACCTACAGTTACTGTAAACACAGGGACTGGACATGGTTTAGCAGAAGGTGATCTAATAGTTTTTTCATCTGTAAGCGCTATTCCTGGATCTTCAGGATTTACTGCTGCAGATTTTACAAAAACATTTGAAGTAAAAACAGTTCCAACAACTACTACTTTTACAATTACTATGTCTAAAAATGAGTCAGGGACTGCATTCACGACTACCGGAACTGCGACCTTGGACGCTTATTTTGTAGTTGGACCTAGATTTCAATTACCTGGATTTGGTTGGGCTACCGGTCAATGGGGTGGTACAACTACAACATCAACTACAACAATTAACAACGCTGGAACTTTTGCTGCAGGAGCAACATCAGTTATTTTAACATCTTCAGCAACCATGCCTGCTACAGGTACTTTGTTAATAGGTTCAGGAGCCACAGCTGAATTAGTTACTTACACATCTAACAATACAGCAACAAATACAATATCAGGAATATCAAGAGGTCAAGGGGGAACATCAGACGTAACACATGCAAATGGTTCAACAGTTCAGGATGCTTCGAGTTATACAGGATGGGGTTCTGCAACAGCTGCAGGAGTTATACTTGATCCAGGTCAATGGAGATTAACTAATTTTGGACAAAAATTAATTGCATTAATTTTTAATAGTGTTTGTGTTGAATGGGATCCATCATCAGCTGGTGCTTTGTCTAATCCTAATAGAGCCGTGCTTGTAACCGGTGCACCTACAGCTTCAAGAGATATGATTGTTTCCACACCTGATAGACACTTATGTTTCTTTGGAACTGAAACAACAATAGGAACAACAAGCACTCAAGATGATATGTTTTTACGATTCTCTGACCAAGAGGATATAAATGTTTACACTCCAACAGCAACCAACACGGCAGGTACACAGAGACTTGCTGACGGTTCAAGAATTATGGGTGCTTTAGTTGGAAGAAATGGTAATTATATTTGGACAGACACAGCTTTATTTACTATGAGATTTATTGGTGCTCCATTCACATTTGGTTTTGAACAAGTTGGTACAAACTGTGGTTTGATATCTCAACATGCAGCAATAGAGGTAGATGGTATTATATATTGGATGTCTGAAGATAGTTTCTTTTATTTTGATGGTGCATCTGTAAAAAAACTTCCATGTCTTGTTGAAGACTATGTATTTGGTGATTTGAATAATGATGCTGAATTAATTGTACACGCAGGTGTTAATGATAAATTTAACGAAATAACTTGGTTCTATCCAACATCTGGTTCTACTTCAGTTGATAGATCGGTAACTTATAATACTAGAGATTCACAAAATATTCCTGGTGGAGTATGGACAACAAACGATGGTGCTTTAATAAAAAGAACTACTTGGGTTGACCAAGGTGTATTTGGTAAACCCCTTGCAACTTCATACAATGCATCTGAATCACCATCACAAGGAGAGATACCTGGAATATCAAACGGTGCTACTACATACTACGAACACGAAACAGGAAACGATCAAGTCTTAACTGATGGCACAACAACAGCAATACCAGCTCAAATTGAGTCTGGTGATTTTGACATCGATCAAGGTGGTGATGGTGAGTTTATGATGAGAATAGCTAGGTTTATTCCTGATTTTAAAAATCAAGTTGGTGATGCTCAGGTAACTATATTTTTAAGAGATTTCCCATCTGACACAAGATCTTCATCAGCATCCGGCCCTTTGATAACAGGACCATTTACAGTTACTACAAGCACCAAACAAGTATTTTGTAGATCAAGAGGAAGGGCTGCATCATTTAAAATAGCAAACACAGGAACAGGACAAACTTGGAGATTCGGAACTTTTAGAGCTGATGTGCAAGTAGGAGGTAGAAGGTAATGGCAAAAATAAATGAAATTGTTTCACAAGCAACACCAGAGTATCAACCATCAAACTTAAACCAGTTTGGTAGAGATATAAACAATATTATACAGACACTTAATTCAACTTACCCACAGGATATAAAAGAAGAGTCAGAGGCAATTTCTTACTTCTTAAATGATTAATGGCTAAGAAGAAAAAAAGTCAATTTGGAACTGCATGGTATGAAAGAGCAAAACCTAAGAAAAGACCGAGGAGACATAAAAAAAACCTTAACAAAAGTGAAAAACGAATGTATAAGAAATACAACCGACAAGGAAGATAATGGCAAATAAATTTGTAAACAGACAATTTAATTTAACAACAACTAATCCAGTATCAGTTTATACTTGTCCTGCTGAAACAGTCGCTATGATTAAAAGTGTTCAAGTTATGAATTCAAGTTCAGGCACAGTAAGTGTTACAGCTTCTATACGAGATAATTCTGCATCAGCAGATTTTGATTTTTCAAAAAGAACTTTAGGAACTGGCACTTCATCTGATTTAATAACGGGTGTAAAGGTATTTGAAGAAAATGACATATTAAAATTAAAATCAAGTCATACGAGTGTTATTACAGGAACAGTAGCCATATTAGAACAAGATAGAACATAATGACAGAATATAGAATTATCAATGGAGAAAAAGTGCCAGTCGTTAAATGTGAGGCTGAAACAACAATTACAAATATAAAAACCGGTAAAATTTATAAAAACGAGGAAGAAGTAAAGCTTGAAAATCCTGACCCAAAAGATATAAAAAGGGATGTCAAAATTATTATCCCTAAAGGATTCGATGTGGTTGGGGAAGAACCTTTAAAATGAAAGCAGCTGGCGGTACAGAGATACAATTTGCAGAACTTGCAAAAAGAATAGATCCTAGTTATTTCAAAAAAATTCAAATAACAACATCTGTTCCAGAAAAAGAACCCATTGATCCAGATAAAATTAGTATTTTATGGATGAAAAATTCATATGATCAACCCAATATAGCTCCGTGGTTTAGACAAAGAGAAAACCATAGAAAATATGATTGGTATGTATTCAATACTCATTGGTGTTACGAAAAATTTAGATACGCTTTTGGATTACCAACACATAAATGTTGTGTAATTAAAAATGCATTACCTGATACAGAATGGATTGAAAGACCTAAATTTAAAAAAGGTGATCCAATAAAATTAATTCACACCTCCACTCCATGGCGTGGTCTAAATGTTTTATTAGGTGCAATGGAATTAATTAAAAGAGATGACATTACATTAGATGTTTACAGTTCTACAAAAATATACGGTAGTGAGTTTGAGTTACAGAACGATAAACAATTCAAACCCATGTATGATAAAATGGAAAGTTTAAAAAATGTAAATCACATAGGATACAAACCAAACAAAGAAATAATACAAGCAATGCAGAAAAGTCAAATTTTTGCATACCCATCTATTTGGGAAGAAACTTGTTGTATATCTGCAATTGAGGCAATGGCTGCTGGTAATATGGCAGTTGTAACAAATTTTGGGGCATTGTTCGAAACTTGTACAGAGTATGCACATTACGTAAATTATGAAACAGACATGTATACTTTGGCTAAAAAGTTTAAGGTAATTATTGAGTTTGTTGCTGACAATTACCATGAACCAGTCTTACATGAAAGATTAAAAGATCAAATGAAATTCTATAGAACTTTCTATAATTGGGACATGAGAGCAAAAGAATGGGTTAGTTTATTTGATCAACTATTAAATATGAAAGGATATGCATGACATTTAAAATAGATGAAAGAAGTATCATAAACGAGAAAAACATATTTGGACAAAACACAGACAAGGGTAATGATGTGTTAGAGTGGGATAAGAAAGCTAAACATCCTATTAAATTATTTTTTACCTCTCCTTGTCATGGAGGTGTTGATATACATTACGTTAGAGCAACGTTAGAACTTCAAGCTATGTTACAAAGACATAAAATTCCAGTTACATTTCATTTGATTCAATCATCTATTGTTACTCAGGGTAGGAATCTATGTACTGCAGCTTTTTTAAAATCAGAGTGCACTCACATGTTGTTTGTTGACACAGACATTGAGTTTGATGAAACATCGGTCATAACTATGCTTGAAGCAGATAAAGATATTGTTCTTACTCCTTACCCTATGAAAGTAATTGACTGGGACAAAGCAAAAAACATTAGCGAAAAATCAGGTCGACACATAAGTAAATGTGGTTACTATTATCCAATGGCATTCATAGATGCAGAAAATATAGATTGTAAAGATGGAATAACAGAAATTAAAAGAGGACCTGCTGGATTTATGTTAATAAAAAGACGAGTATTTGAAAAAATGGCTGAAGAGTATCCACATCTTAGAATACGACAGCAAACCATGCTCAACCAACAAATGCGTAAAACAGACCAGTTTTATAACTTTTGGGACACTGAATTTAATCAAGAAAAAGGAACTTTTATGGGAGAGGATTTTGCCTTTTGTAAAAGGTGGACTGACATTGGAGGTAAGATATATGCTAATGTAGACGCATATATAACCCACCATGGAGACTATAGTTATAAGGGTAGGTTTATTGACGAAGGGGAAAAAATTAAGTAAATTGGAATAAATACGTATTTAAAACAGGAGAAATATGGATCCAGCAACACTAGCAACCATGTATGCTATCAATGTCGGAATTAACGCATTAGGTGGCAAAAGAGGTTCAACATTATTTAAAGACTCATTTGGAGATACAGCAACACAAGCTTTAACTATGCATATGACAGGAGGCTTTGATGCTAAAGGAACACCTGGAGCCAAACAAGCTCCAATCGGTTATGATACAGCTGACATGGCAATGACTACAGCTACAGATCAAGCTTTTAAACCTACACCTAAACCAAATGATCCAGGTTTTTTCAAAAAAGGATTAGAAAGTTTTTCTGATGTTTTCAGAATGGATACTCCAGAGGGCAGGAAAATGGACAAATTTAAAGTTGGAGCAACAGCAGCAGGTGCTGCAGGACTTGCATATGGATTAGGAGCTTTTGATCCTGTGCCACCAAAAGAACCAAAATACCCAGGGTATAATTTATTTTACGCACAAAATCCTAGTCAATTTATGCCTTATGATGATCCAAATATGCAAGTTGATTATTCACAATATCCAGACAAACCTTATAGTGGTATCAAAGCTGGTGGTATAATTGGACTTGAAAGTGGTGGACAGGCAGCTCCTGACCTTTTGCGAGAAGAATTTGAAAAATATAAAAAAGAAAAAGATGATGCTGGTGAAGAGGCAATGAACTTTGAACAATTCAAACAATTTAGAATGCAGTTTGGTCAAATGAATCAGGGTGGAATTACACAATTGGCTATGGGTGGTAGAGCATCTAACATGCCTATGCAATCTATAGAAGAAACAACAGCAGAAGAAGATGTTGATATGATTCCTCCACCAATGAGTTCAATTATGAGACCACCAGTAATGCCTGGAATGTTGTTTGCAAAAGAAGGATCTTTAGTAGATAGATTACCGAGTAAAACAAACACTGATGAAAACGATAAAAGAAATTATAAAAGAACTTCTGGCAAACTAGTTGTAGATGCAGCTGGTAAAGGAAGCGAAGAAAAAGATACAATGTTAGCTCAATTAGCTGACGGTGAATTTGTAACTAAATCAAAAGCTGTACGAGGTGCAGGGATTGCTTTAGGTGCAAATCCAAAAGACAAAAAACAACAAAGGGAGCTTGGTGCTAGATTTTTCTATAAACAAATGGCAGATTTTGACAAATTAGCAAAACGAATGTCTTAATGAATTTGTTGCGTATATGGAAAGATGAAGAAGTGGATAAAGTTTGGATTTTTGTAAAGGACTATATCCAAAAAGCTCTTGAAAGATCAGGTGGATACGCTGATCATGAGCATGTTAAAGATCAGATTAAAAAAAATCTGATGCAATTGTGGGTGGCTTGGTCTGAAGAAGATCAAAAAGTATACGCAGTTGGGGTAACAGAATTAAAACAGTATCCTAAGTATCGGACTATGAATTTCCGAATACTTACTGGGGAGAAAATGGAATTATGGGTAAAGTTTTTAGAACCAATGGAAGAATGGGCACGAACACAAGGAGTTAGTAAAATGGAGTTTTATGCACGACCAGGTTGGGAAAGATTTTTAAAAACAAAAGGATATGTTAGATCACATATTCAATTAGATAAATTTATAGGAGAAAAAAAATGAGTTCAGGTGGAGGAGGCGGAGGTAGTAGTGTACCAGCAGATACTACTAACGTTCAAACAATAAGAGAAGCACCAGAGATTGAAGCAAGAAGACTAGGCTTGATGGATTCTGCTATTGAATTAGCTAGAACTAAGACAACTCCTCCTGCATTTCAAGTCGCTGGCATGTCTCAAGCAGAGCAAGATGCTTTAGCATTAGCTAGATCTGGACCTGCGGGTGCATCTCAAATGACTGCAGCGGACACGGCTTTAGGAGCTGCACAAACAGCAGCAGGTAGAACATTTACTGCAACGGATGTTCAAAAAGCTATGAACCCTTTTATTCAAAATGTAGTAAATCAAGTCTCTGAGGATTATGCAAAACGTGAAAACCAACTTGCACAACAAGCTATTTCAAGCGGTAATTTTGGTGGTGGTAGAGAAGGTGTTGGCATAGCAGAATTACAAAGACAAAAATCAGGAACATTAGGTCAAATTTATGGTCAAGGTTTTCAATCAGCTTTAGGTGAATTACAAACACAAAGAGGTTTAGAAACTGAAGCTGCACTACAGGCAGCACGAGGTCAAACAGGTTTAGCTCAACAAGCTTTAGCACAAAGAGAAAGTCAGCTTCAAGGGTTAGCAGGTTTAGGCGGAGTTGAAAGAGGAATTGAGCAAGGTAAATTAGAAGCAGCTAGACAAACAGCTGTACAAAATATTCAAGAACCATATCAAAGAGTTGCATTTGTATCTGACATTCAATCAGGTATACCATCAGCATCTCAAGCAAGACTATCTCAAACAACATCACCACAACCTAGTCCATTGGGTCAAGCTGTTGGAACAGGATTAGGAGCGTACGCAGCGTTCTCAGGGAGGTAACCTGTGATAGATAAACTTAAAAAACCAAAAAGTTTTGACAACGGTGGTATATCAAGATTACCAATGCCTCCATCATCACCAAATGTACCTGCAGTTTATAACAGAGAACCTTTGTTTTCTGTAAAAGGTTTACAGCAAAGATACGCAGGATTACCTGGCGCTATAAGAACACCATTAAATGCAATGGGTCGTACCGGAGCTTTTTTAATGGGAGGAAGATTTGCACCTGTATTGGGTGGTATAGCAATAGGTCAAGGGTTTGATGCATTAGCTAGAGCAACAAACACACCTGAAGAATATGAAGCCATGAAAGAGAAAGCAAGAGCTCAACGTGGCTTTGGTTATTTTGATGATGTAAATATAAGTCAAGATGCTCCTCCACCTAAAGAATTATCAAATTTAGAAAAAGATTTTCCAGGAATGAGCACATCTGAAATTATAGAGCAAATAAATACATCAGAACAAAACAGTGGTATTGAAATTGCACCAGAGGCAGTACCAAAAGTAATTAATGAAGAAATAGAAAAAAATCAGTTAACAGATCTTAATGTTAAAAAACCTGGTGACGAAAATCCAATAGATCCAGGA